GGTCAGGGTTCATTCTCTGATGGTATGCCTTTAGGTATAAGTGGTACGTTCAACTTCATGTTTGTATTCCAAGCAGAACATAATATCCTCATGCACCCATTCCATATGGCAGGTGTTGCAGGTATGTTCGGTGGAGCATTGTTCTCTGCTATGCATGGTTCACTAGTTACATCTTCTTTGATCAGGGAGACAACTGGTTTGGACTCACAGAACTATGGATATAAGTTCGGACAAGAAGAAGAAACATACAACATCGTGGCAGCACACGGTTACTTTGGTAGACTTATCTTCCAGTATGCATCATTCAATAACTCACGTTCACTACACTTCTTCCTTGCCTCATGGCCTGTGATCTGTGTGTGGTTAACATCAATGGGTATCTGCACGATGGCATTCAACTTGAACGGATTCAACTTCAACCAGTCGGTTGTTGATGCATCTGGTAAGGTTGTACCTACTTGGGGAGACGTTCTAAACAGAGCAAACCTTGGTATGGAAGTTATGCATGAAAGAAATGCACACAACTTCCCATTAGACTTAGCATCCACTAGTCAGACAGAAGTTGCTTTGATTGCACCTGCTATAGGATAAATCAAAACTCACTTTTAGTTTACAAAATACCAGGAAAAAATTCCTGGTATTTTTTTTGTCTATAGGTTTTTTAGTATAGATAATAAACTGATAGAATTGATATGAGTGTACATCAACCTTGGGATCCTCTGAAAGCATGTATAGTAGGTAGAAGTTATCCTCCAGAATTTTATGATGATATAGTGAACCCTGCTGTACGTGAACCAATGCAGAGGGTAGCACGAGAGACTGAAGAAGACTATCAAAAACTTATTAGTAAGTTAGAAGAATTTAATGTAGAGGTAGTTAGATTAGATTTGTCTGACGATAGAGATAATTATGCTGATAGAAGTACAGGTGTGGTAAACATGCCACCACCTATGTGTCCTAGAGATTTTAGTGCATCCGTAGGAGATAAGTTTTATATGCCTGGTCGTAATTGGGGTGAGAACTTTGATGTCAATCAGTTGTATTGGGACATGATGAATGGTGATGAGAATGCACCGTGGAGAAATAAGACTGATGTACTAAGAGAAGAAACACTAGCAAAGTATTTGGAGGATCTATTATTACCAGGTAGACCAATCTCTTTGAAAGAATCTTATGATTCCTTTAGAAAGAGAGATGATATGCGAAATTATTATCTAAATTTTATGCAGGGTATTGATAGAGAGGAGGTAGAGAAAGTTATAATGGCAGCAGAAATGAATACTATTGGATCAGTAACTAAGTTCCCTAGTAATAAATCATTTTATCCATGGCAGTCTACTCAGAAATGGTTAGATAAAAATAATATAGAGACAGTATATGATCAGTACATAAACACTGCTGCTCTATGGAGGATAGGAAAAGATTTATACTTCAACTATGTAAACATAATGAACGTATTGAATAAGGAATCCTTCATGACGAAATGGAGAAGGATGTTTCCTGACTATAGAGTTCATGGTATTAGTATTGCTGGACATGGTGATGGTGCTATGTGTCCTGTGTGTCCAGGTCTTATCATTGCTCTCGATAATCCAGATCTTTATAAAGAAACTTTTCCTGGTTGGGAAGTAGTATTTTTGCAAAATGAGAGTTGGACTAAGGTAAAACCATTTCTTCAGATGAAGAGTAAGAACCAAGGTAGATGGTGGATCAAGGGAGAAGAAAACAATGATGAGTTAGTTGCATTTGTAGATACTTGGTTGAATGATTGGGTAACTTATGTGGAGGAAACTGTCTTTGATGTAAACATGTTATCAATAGATGAGCACAATGTTATATGTAATGGATATAATGAGAAAGTATTTGATGCCTTTGAAAGATATAATATTACACCACACATTATAAACTTTAGGCATAGATTTTTCTGGGATGGTGGGTTGCATTGTATAACAAGTGACCTTAGTAGAGAAGGTGGTATGAATGATTATTTTCCTGAAAGATGTTTAAGATAGTAACAACTGGAAATAGAATAGTTGATCAGTTTGCAAAACAATCCCATCTTGAAAGTTATATTCCTGATGGTGTAGATATTCTGTGGTTGAATCTAAATGGATGTACTCACGAAATGTTTAATTGGAAACATGATAAGGGTATGTTTAAGTGGTATAACTTTGATAGTGTTTATGTTTTTATTGATTGTACGAAAGAATGCTCAGAGTTAAAATCAATTGTACACTTGTATGAAGATGAGGTGAAGCGATATAATATAAATGAAGACCATGTGTATTGGGTAACAGGTAATCCTAATGACAAGAAGTATGTCAAGCATCATATTTACTGGGAGATGTTTCTTACTGCTGTAAAAGAGATGATACCTGATAGAAGTGAAGTTGTTTTATCTTCTAGGTCTAGGATTGTAGATCCTGAAAGAGAATGTCCAGATAATATTCAGAAAAAATTTATATGTTATAATGGAAGGAATAGAAAATGGAGAAGACAACTTTACGATAGTATAAAAAAGAAAAGAGTTTATACCTCTCCAAAAACTTGGAGTGAAGGGTTGTTATTGGAAGAGTTTAACTATACTTTTTTACATGATGATGATTACAATGCATGTGGTGATGGTGGTATTGAAAATGGATACTTCTTTTGGAATGCGTTTGATGATGTAAGTTATCAGCATGAGTTTTGGTTGGTAACTGAAACGGTAAACTATGCTGCTGACAAGTATTATGGACATGTATTTCTTACAGAAAAAACATTCAAACCAATAATATTAAAGATGGGATTTCTTATTGCTGGATGCAAAGGATCATTGAAGAAGTTGAGAAATTTAGGATTCAAAACTTTCTCTGATTATTGGGATGAATCTTATGATACTCTTGATAGTAAAGGTGCAAGAAGAAATGCATTGACAGAGACAATCAAATATATTATTCTCAATGATGTGCATGTTCCTGATGAAATCTTAGAGTACAACTATAATGTTTTGAAGGAACATAATGCAGACCAAGAGTTGAAGGATACTATATCAAATTTGACACCGATATAGGCATAAATTATTGTAAAGTATATGTGTTGACAACCACATTTCTCTCCTATATAATACAGAACTTAGGAGGTCAGGATGAACCCAGACTTCTATATTATGTGATCAAGTAAACAGTTCTAACACGGAGGATGTGTATGTCACACAATCTTATCTCTCACAACCAACTGGCTTATTGGGAGCTCAACGAGCAGCAACTCAGCACACCTGATCGGATGACCGAATATGTTGAGTGTATCTGCGACCTAGACAACGAACCAAATGGTGAGCGAGCGTGTAGATCAATTCTAACAGGTTAAATTCAATCAAAAAACTATTATAAAAAGACTCCGTAAGGGGTCTTTTTTAGTGGGATAAATACTAGGTACTACGTAGAGTAAATGTTGAAGGATAAGAAAGCAGCAAAAAAATTATTGAAGAGAGCTAAGAAGCATCCTGAATGGTACACGACAGATGAGATAAAGTATGCTAAGATGGTAAGGAAACAAATAAAAGAAGATGAAGCCTCGTCAAAAAAAGAGTAGGTTCTACTATTATTTCTGGGGAACTGCTACTGTAGCAGTGGTTTTAGGACAGGTTTATGTTGGTACAGGATATCGTTTGATGTCTAAAGCAATGCACAGAGTCCTAGATACTATACTCATAGAAGTTGTAGAACCTCCAACAACTTATCCGTACTAAAATGAAAGCAGTAGTTTATTCTAGAGACAATTGTCAGTGGTGTGAGAGAGTCAAGCAACTCTTTACTGCTACTAACATAACAATTACAGAATATAAATTCGGAGAACACTTTGATAAGAAAGCATTCTATCAAGAGTTTGGCGAAGGTGCTACGTTCCCACAAGTACAAATTGATAACATGCCTATAGGTGGATGCAAGGAAACATTACAATACCTCCAGAAAAAGAAGTTGATTTAGTTGATCTAAATAAAGGTGCAGAACTTTTATTGAGGAATCCAAAGGCTAAGGAACAACTTCAACAAACACAATGGAGACGTAAGATGGAACAAGCAATCATTGCACTGTCAATAATGGTAGGACTTCTTACCTTAGGTCTAGGTCTTGTTGTTGGATACCTTGTTCGAGGCTATATACAAGACACAACAATACAATACTCCCATCCTGAAATGTTTGATGAGAATGGGAACCCATTACCTGATGAACTTCTTGCTATAAGATTTGAAGGTAAACTAAACGAAACTGATGATGATTAATCATGGCTAAATTACCAAAAGATCCCTTGGTATCTGAAATTTTTAGAGCAGTACATGGGAAGAAGACAGTCGCACAAAAGGTTGATCTTCTAAAACAATACAAACGTGACGATGTGAAGGCGATTCTCATCTGGAATTTTGACAGAGGTATTGACAGTGCAGTACCTGAAGGAGCAGTTCCATACCAAGTCAATGATAGTCCTGCTGGTGTAGGTCACACAAGACTTGTACATGAATGGAGAACCCTGTATAATTTTGTTAGAGGTGGTAATGATAAACTCTCTAACATGAGAAGAGAAAATTTATTTGTTCAACTTCTTGAAGGACTTCATGCTGATGAGGCAGAGATTGTATGTCTCGCAAAGGATGCAGACCTACAGTCCAAGTATAAAATCACACGTAGTGTAGTTGAACAAGCATTTGGAGACGAAATAAATTGGAGAGACAGGTAGCTTGACTATATAATATATCTGTGTTATAATCAACACATACGTTCAACCTCGTAAGAGGTCGCAAGTAAGCCGACTCGGAACGGAATCGTTCATCCCTAACGGGACGCAAAAGCCGACTGAAGGAACGGGTTACCCACCCTACCTTTGGAGAAAGCCAATGGCACAAGTCACTTATCGTGGTGTCGAGTACGACACTGACGAGTACAACGCTAAAGTTCTCGCAGAGAATGCACAGCGTCAGCGTCACGATCTAATGTATCGTGGTCTGAAAGTTAGAAGCAAGGCAAAAGCCTGCAGTTGACATCAAGGAGGGGTTGATCCCCTCCTTTTTTATTGGTAATAAGTAGTGCTTGGTAAATTAGCATGAATATATTCATTTAATTTTGCAATAGATTCCTCTGGAGTCTTTTCATACCCTTCATAATGTCTGTATGCTTGCTCTCTTTTCACAATGTATAATAAAATTTTATCATTACCCATATCAATATGTTTTTTTAGATGATATTTCCCTCTCATTAGTCTATAGTATCCAGTCATATCTTTTCGCTCTTCAAGTTTACTACATGACATATCAATTTTATTTGTTTCCATTGCAACCATGGGTTCATTGAGGTCAGCGTTTATATACTCAAGATCCGTGCTTTTTATTTCATCTAGTCTTGAGTATTTGAATATGAGTTTATCTATAGGAACCCATATAGGTTTAAGATTATTAGATATACAATCTCTTTGAACATACTTTGCCGATCTTATTATTTCTACCTTCCAATACCAAGTTTTATCATGACAATAATATCTTATATTACCTATCGGGAAACGCTGACCTTCAATTCTTTCTCCATCCCATTTCATTGACAAGTTCCAAAATCATGTTATAATATCTATGTAAGGCAGATCACCTTACATGGGAGTGACTGAATAATCTTTCTGGCATATAGCTGGATAAGGTGATGAGACACAGGTGGTGCTGCTTCTTCGGAAGAA